TGTGCAAACTCTGTTTTAATTCTTAGCTTTCCCATTACTTAAGTGTATTTATATCTATTGCTTTTTTAATATCTCCAATAGTAAAAATTCCTTGATGTGAATTATCTAATGGCTCTACCTTTGTTTCATCAGGTAGTAAATGCGCTAATGGATTTTCCCATCTTATATAATGTGTTCTATAAGCCACTTCTATAACCTCGCCAGTTGTAGGTATTCTAATTCCAAATGTTGTACTCATAATATTTATTGTATAAAAAAACCGCTTTGAATCCCTGCCTATCAACTCAGGAGATCCAAAACGGTTTTACTATTTTTTTAAGTTGCTGAACTTGATAGGCTGCAACTGAACTGCTAATATACTACTTTTAATTGGTTAAAACGGAACTCCATCATCATCATAATCAATATTAAAAGTTTCTTCTGCCTTTGCAACGCCTGCAATCTTCCAACCTTGTAAGCTGTTGAAATACTTTGTCTCTCCTTGTGGGCTTATCCATTCTCTACCTTGTATATTAATAGATACTTCTAACTCATCCCCTATATTGTGACCATCTATAAGCGAGCACTTATCTTTTATGAACTCGATTAAGATTGACTGAGGATAAGTCTCTACTGTTTCAATCACAATCTCACGCTTTGTGAATCCGTTGTTGCCAAACTCTTTTGTTTCGCCTTTGATCTTTAACTTTCCTTTAATTGTTGCCATAATGTTTATTTGTTTTCTGATTCTTTTTTGAAATTTAAAGTATATTTCTCATTGTTATAAGTGTAAGTTGCACTTATATAATTTGGTATTCCTAAAGCATTCATAGTGCTTATTAATGTTTTCCCAATTTGATTTACTAAATTATTAAATTCTTTTTGATTTTCTTCATTTAGTTTTTTCATAATGTTTATTTATTGTTTAATATTTGTATTGCTAATTCTACTCTTTGAGTAAGTAATTCTTTGTCTTCTTTTGGTACTTCAAATTCTATTGATTGAATGTCGTTTACTTCACAGTCATTTGGAAGGTGCGGAAGTTCATCATCGTTTGCCCAATTAATAAAGGCGTATTGATTCTGTAAACCTTCAATTCTAGTTTCGCTTAATCTTCTTATCTTATCTAAGTCTTTTTGATATGGTACGTAAACAAATAAAACTGCTGTGTTTCTTTCGCAAAGAATAGAATTAGATACTAACTGCCAATAATAGTTTGCATGATTCTTTTTAAGCTCTTCAACCGAATCCATACTTTCAATTAGCGTAGTAAAGCTTTCTAAAGTCCAAGGGCATTTTATATCCCCTACGATAGTATCAGTTATTAAATCAGGCATACCAGTCCAATAGTCTGAATAAGTTTTATGCTTATACCTATCTTTTGAAACAAGGCTATATTTTAAATCTAAGGCGTTAAAACATTGTTCCTCTACTAATGTTCCCCAAGATGTAGGGCGAGCTGTTACGGACTTGCTTAGAGGTCTGTTGAGCTTTCTTTCCCACTTCTTTTCTTTTACATAAGTTTCAAAGGCTTGTCCTGTGTTTTCTAAAGTCCAATTTCCACGACCTTTCCCCATTAATTTATATATTCCAGAACTACTAAAATTTCCTACTCTGCTCATTTTTTTGAATTTAAAATTAATGTGATTGCTTTTTGATAACATGAGCTATCTTTTTGGTCTATAATTCTTTCGATGTTTAAAGCGTCATCAGGTGCTATGACCTCATCACTTAAATTATAAAATAATTCTTTTAATCTGTCTATTGTGTAATCTTCTGTGTTTACTTTAATTTCTCTAAAATCTTCCTTGTTGTAGATGTCTGCTGCTATTCCTATTTCTGAAGCACATTTCTTTAGTGCATCGGTTGAGGCTGCTTTTAAGTCATTACCTACGCTTAAAGGAATATCAGTACCTTTGCGAAACATAATATCTTTATTACCAAATTGCATTTTAACAATGGTTTTTCCGTTTGATCTACAGGTTAACTTTCCTTTTACCACAACTTCTTTAGCGTCTATTAGGATTTTTTCATCTATTATTTCAAAATCCCAGTCCCAACCAAACATTAGGTTAAGACATTTCTTTACATAACCTCCTGTAACATATTCCCACTTTCCACCTCCTTTAGCTGGTCTGGTTTTAATGTATTTACTAGGTGTTTTTCTAAGTAGTGTTTTAAGTTGATTAGCGTTAAGGCTATTGTGCTCTACTAAGCTTAAATCTTTAGAATCAATTAAAGCTAAGTCGTTTTGTTTTTCTTTCATAGTTTCTAGGTTTTATTAATCGTTTAAATCTGCTTCTGCACAGTTACTATCGCAGTAAGTTCTTTCGCACTCTTCGCCACAAAATGCGCATCTCTTTTCTAAGTCTTGATCTTCTTCTGGATTTGTCCATCCCATGATTATTTGGTTTTATTGTGCTATTGATTTCATTATGTCATAGAAATAATCATCATTATATAGAAACTCGTCATTTGTTCCGTTTTTTATTTCTTTTCCTTTTGCAACTATAAAGTCGTTAAAATTAACTACTATGAAAACTAATTCATCTAGTCTATCTTCTTTTTGAAAAGCAATATATCTGTGGTTTCCATCTAAAATACATCCGTCTTGATCTAATATAATAGGGTAGTTTGAGTCAAAACCTCTGTTAAGAGCATTTTCTATGTGGTGACTATAGTCGTCGGCCATTGAATCGTCTGCTTCTATTGTTTCTACTTGATTGTAATTTAAGATTGTCATAGTTTTATATTTTAATTATATGTAAATATACAAGTAACAAACGGATAAACAAACATTATAAACGTTAAATATTAAGCGATATTAAGAGTAACTATATTAACATATTGGTCTGGCAACAATCCAGTAAGCCTTAAGACCTTTGCCTTCTTGTGGCTGCTCATTGTATGCGTAGAATTTTTCCAGCCGTTAACAAGCGTTACTGACGTGCCTAATACATGTATGCAAAACCAGCCGTACTTTATATTGGGGTCGTTCATTTTTACTTTGTACGTCTCAAAAATAAGTTGTACGTTGATCTTTTCTCTTATTACTTCCATGCTATTGTTTTTTGTAGTTATTTAAGATTTCCAATGTTTGCTCCTGACTTAGATTGTTTACCTCCATAAATTCCGTAAATGATGTAGGAAGATTTGTTGTTTGTGTAATTACAGAATCTATTGCATTTAGGTCTAGTGCTTGATTTGTTTCGATTTCGTAAACGTAATACACATTATTGTCGCTCGATTGACCGTATATTGTTTTGTAGTCAATGCTCTTTATTACTACTTCTTTAGTTTTAGTTTTCATAGTTATATATTTATAGTTGTATTTCCTATTTGTACCGACTTAATACCTGCATGATAGAAGATTTGTCTTAGCTCCTTAAGTGTTATGCTCTTAGGGTCTCCCTTAAGCTTGTTTTCTAGGTTAATTGATTCTGCGTCTACGTTGGTTTTTAGTCCTAGTAGCAATACGGTTTGTAGTTCTTTAATGAAGTTCATGGTTTTATTTTTTAGTGATTAGTTTTCCAAGTAGTAGCACTTCTAAAACCTCCATAGTATGGTTTTAAGTTTAATCTTTTAATTAATTCTAATGCTTGTTTTTTACTTATTCCAAGTTTTATTAAAGTTATATGAGAGTCTTTTCTCTTTCTTTTAATTATTCTGTATTCACTATCCCATTGATAAATACCCCATAAGTGACCCCATTTAGTAATAACTAAATCTACATTTATTTCGTTTATCCCTGTATATTTAAAATCTCCCAATATAATTTGTTGTGTTTTCATAATTTATAAGTTTTAATTATACACAAATATAGTCATAATAAACAGATATGCAAACTTATTAAATGTTAAACTTTATAAATAAGGCATAAAAAAACCCCCTTACATTGCATGCGAGGGGGAAACTAAAATAAAACTAAAACTATGAAATGCTAATATAGTACTTTATTTAAACTTAATAAGTAAACCTATGATTAAAAGTAATAAAATAATTGTTGGCCATACCCAAAGAGGCGTAAGATAGATTACTGTTTTTTTAGAATTATCTATTTTGCTATCTGAAATGCTTACTACAGAATCTCTTTTTCGTTCACTTTGTCCTGTAATAAGCCTGAGGTCTAGCCGATTGTTTTCTAGTTTTACGCTTGCAGAATTAAGGCCAGATGATTCAAAGGTTTGTATTTCTTTTACATTACCTAATGAATCGCACTCTATCGAAAAGGTGTATTTTGTTTCTATAGGCTTACTCACATACTCAAAGGACTTAGTTACTAGCGTGTCGCTTGTTTTAGTGCGTTCTACTGTAGTTTCTTTTGCTTTGCATCCTATAAGAAGGAAAAGTATAAATAATACTCTCATTGCTTTGTTTTATAGGTATATTGTCTAATATATCTAGCTCTAGTTTTAGATTCTGTTTCTAAACTAAGCTCTAACCATCTACCACCTAAAGGCTTTATAGGTCTTCCACGCTCTACATGAAAACCCCCGAAGCCGTCTTGATACTCTTCTTTATAAGATGGAGTTCTAAGCATTAGCATGTCTTTGTGGTTAATGTTTCCAAGGTTGTCTAGGTACTCATAAGAGTAGGTCAACTCATAATCTTCATGTACATGGCTCATCCAAACAACGTCAGCACCTTGTATTTTTGTAGCTTCTCTTTGATGCTGTATTGTTCCCTTTGTTACTGGACCACCTCCACCATAACCATGATGGTATTTAATTGTGTGTCTGTATGATGCTGCTTTTTTTCCTGTGCTTAATTTCTGATGAAATCTAGTTACAATCCAGCCGCCATATCCGCCTAAGTTTACTTTACTTTTTGGGTTGGCAATAGTGTTAATACGCTCAACAAATCTTTCTAGTATATCAGTTTCTTGATGCCGAATAACAGATGTTTCATGGTTTCCATAACCTACCATTTCTATAATTTCAGCATAAGGAGCAAACCATTCAGCACCTGTCTTGACAATACTATCGAGATACCTTGCGTTTGTATGTTCTGGTAATATTTCGTCTTTAGAGTGTCTAGGATCGCCTTTACCTTGCATAAGACAAAACAGATCACCGTTAATGAATACCTTTACATTTTCTTTTAAGGCTTGATCTAGGTGTTCTTTAAGTAACACCCTGTCACATTTTGGATTATCCCAGTGTAGGTCACTAATTAATAAGTATTTTACTTTCTTTACACCAGCAGGAAGGTTTAGTATTGTTACGTTTCTGCTTGGCTGTGTTACTAGTATTTCTTGCGTTTTCAAACTCATGTTTTATTTTTTAGTTAATTTTACCATCTTGCTCTTGTCTTCCTAATGTCATAATGTGTGAATGTAGAATAAGCACTTAGACCACCTTGTAGCATATCCCCGCTACTTATAAGCTGTTCAATCTTAGCAGTCACATACTTAGGCTTACATCCTTGTGCTGTAATATCAGCAGCCTTGCAAAGTGTATGCTGTGATCCTCCGTCACGACCTTTGGAAAGCTCATAGAATACCGGTCTAAATGCAATGTTAATGCTTACCGGTACGCCTAATTCATTTCGTAATATCTGTAATTGATTTGCAAGTTTCTGCAAACTATACTTTAGGCTTTCGCTGTTTTCATACATTTCAATTACTCTTTCTTGTTCTGCATTGTCAAAGAATATTGATTCTAAGAACTCACCAAGCATAAAGTTTTCTGTTAGTTTTTTGTCATTGTTCATTTTCTATATTTTTTAAGTTGACCTAAAAGTAACTTATTTTCTTCTCTTAAAGCAGTAACCTCAATTTTTAACTCTTGTATCTCCTTTGTTTGGTGGTTCATTTTCTCGGTCATGCTCTCAATGAAGGAGTTATTTTGCTTTGCCATAAGCTCATAAGCCTTGCCAATCTCAATGTTAGCATTTGACTCTCTAACTTTTTTGCCACGAAAAAAACCAAAGAAGGTACCGATCGCTCCTAGAGTAGATGATAGTATAATTCCAAAGTTATCTGAAAATATGCTCATAATTCCAAATTATTAGACCAACTATCTGGTAATCTATCTACAAGAGTCATGTGTATTTCGTAAGAGTTATGCTTAAGAATTGCAAAACCTCTTCCATTATAATTTTTGATTACAGAAGCCCATTCATTAGTTAATAGTTGATAATTTTCTCCTATTGTCACTAACTTATTATAATCTTCACAAGCCTTCTTTGTTCCTGTATAATACATATTAAGAAATGTTAAAATAAGCCATTTGATTTTGTTGAATATCAACAATATCATCAGTTAAATTATCAGCTAAATAAATTTCTGAAATATTCCCTTCCCATAATGCAGCAGCCACATTATTACTCAAAACACATCCGATTGTTACATCTGCGCTTGAATCAAATAGCGAATTTGGAGGCCCTGAACCTATATTACTTCCTTGCATAACAGAACCGTTAACATATATAACTACAGTTCGCGCATCAAAAGTAAATCCTATAGTTTGTAAATTTTCTGGATCTATTGAATTATCAGAAATCCAAGCACCTCCAAATGTTCCATTTGCAGGATTTCCAAAATTTAATTGAATTTTTTGATCAGCTCCTATTAAAATAGCCCAACTTCTTTCATCTTGACCTGAGCCGTATTGGCCCATGATATACTGATTGCTTCCAATATTGGATTCAGAGTTTTCAGCCACTAAAGATACCTGTAATTTATTGGTCGGCGTGCAAAAATTCGCAGCAGGCCGACGTAAATGGTCATTTGTTCCGTCATAGAAAAATGTCGGCTTTCCATTGGCAAGTATAACAGAACCATTACTAACTATTTTCGGTTGTTCAGATGCGGTTGATCTTGAAAAGTCTCTACCGTTTACTGTTTGATCTTTGAAAACAACAGTAAAAGCATCCCCGCCATCCGCAAATGTTACTAAGGCAGGTTCGTTAAGTTCATTATCGGCAAAACCTATATTTGATTGAGCATTACTAGGAATTCTGACTTCTGTTGATGCTCCTGTATAATTTTGCCTTAACTTTCTGACACTTGCGGCAAATGAGCCATTAGGAAATAAATCTAACATTCCTTGAAAGCCAGATCCTAAAAATCTATTATAATTAAACCCAAAATTAAATCCGTGTCTCATTATGCTTCGGATTTTATGCAAAGAATATCGCCAGTTACAGATGTAATATTTTTAAAAGCTCCTGCAATAGACCCCCCAGCTTTTAGTTTTACGGTAAATGTAGCATCACCACCACTATAAGTTTCTGTGGAAAAGTCACTATCTTCATTAGCGTAAAC